CGCAGCATGACATAGAATAAACTAACGAAATCAGTATCGGGACAACCGGGCTGAGCGCATTCGCGTTCGGCCTTTTTTTTTATGCCTGGAGGAAAAACATGAAAAAGATTACACTCTTACTCACAATTGTCTGCTTGCTCTGCGTTTCGCCAGCCGCAGGACAGCAGATTCGCTTTGCACAAACCGACACGACATCTATGATGGCACCCGGCAACAGCACTGCCGTTTTCTGCGGTGGCGGAAGATACACAAACCTTTTGTGGCTTTTCACCATATCGAGCATAGACGACAGTCTGGCGGTTGCACTCCAAGCTAAAATAGGAAATAGCGATTGGGTCAGCGTATGGGCCGACTCCATTTCCTACGATGCAGACGGGGTATTCGGTTTTGAATGGGACAATGTGGCGATTGCCGATTCTATACGGTTCAGATGGTTTACCGAAGCCGGGGGAACGGCTGCGATGATAACCCACAATGTCTCTTTGATTGGAGGAAATTAAAATGAAAAAATGCTTTTATGTGACGCTGGCTGCTCTCCTAGTACTGGCGTTGTCTGTAAATCAAAGCTCTACACCACGAGCAGAAACCCTCAAGCTATCGGGATCAACTATTTATCTCACAATCCCGGAATTCAGCGATACACTAACATCTATCCATTCTCGTATGTGGGACTTTGAATCTGCGACTGGTGACACTCTTACCGACGTTCACACAAAGCTTCAGACGGTTGACGATAATCTCGACGGTCTTGTGTCCGCTACCCCTGACACTTTGACGGATATCCACACTAAGTTACAAGTGGTAGACGATAATCTTGATGGGTTAGTTTCTGCCACTGCCGATACTTTAACTGACATTCATACAAAGTTGCAGGCAGCCGACGATATTATCGATGATCTACATGACACGGATTTACCGGCTGTAGTTGATACTCTTCATGTGATTCATGAGCGGATAATCAGCGATATAGAGGACACGCTCACAAATATCCATACCAAGCTCCAGGTAGTCGATGATAATTTAGACGATCTCGTATCTGCCACCTTGGACACACTCACTGATATACATACAAAACTTCAAGCAGTCGATGACAACCTTGATGGGTTAATATCAGCAACAGCAGACACATTGACCGACGTTCATACTAAACTGCAAACGGTTGACGATAATTTAGATGCCTTGATATCGGCGACAGCAGATACCCTCACGGACATTCACACGAAACTACAGATCGTTGACGACCTTATCGATGCGGCTACTGATACGCTGACCAACATACATACCAAGCTCCAAACGGTTGATGACATGGTGGATGGAGTGGAAGGTGCGACCGGAGTGTTATATGAACAGGCGGATGTGGTAGTCAACACGACGGCACCCAACGACGCAAATACCGATATTTTCGACCTGAATACCGCATCGACACGCTACGTCATACGAGGGCTTATTCTGAAGTGTGCCGATCCAGGGGCTAACACGGTAACTGTTAGCCTGGTGATGCTCATAAATGATGTGGCAACGGTAGTTGATACATTCGAAATCACAACGGTCAACTTCGGAGATTATTTCCAGTTACAGGATATGTTCACAACTCCACAACTTGCCGGTGATGACATACAAATCTATGTCAGGGCAAGTGCAGGAGGTCCCTATGCTGTGACCGGGCAGTATTCCTACGCAAAAACCAATAATTAGTAGAGTAATAACACAAACTTAAACAAGAGGAGAAAATAATAATGTTATTCGAAACCGAAATCAAAACTGCATTGAAGGCGGCAGGGTTGAATGAGGACCTGTACGACCAAATAAAGGTCGAAACCGCGGACGAAATAGAGGGTGCTGTCAAGACACTCAAAACGGACATGGAAAAGGTAAAGAATTTTACTGAAGACGAGTTTATGGACGCTATAAAAAAAGCGGGAATGGCGGATGCACTGAAGAAATACACTGGCAGGGAATCCGACAGGCGCGTTAATGATGCCGTCAAAACTCATGATGAAAAACTCAGAAAGGCCGCAGAAGATGAAGCGGCAAAAAAGGAAAAGGAAAAGGGTCAGGAAACCATGACAGCAGAACAAAAGGAAATCCAGTCGCTGAAAGAAACCATTAAAACAATGGGTGAAGAGATCAGGGGTATCAGCACCACTCTTTCTTCCGGCGATCTGAATTCAGGAATTCGCGCAGAACTGAAAAAAGCAGGGCTGAGTGAAAGTTTCGTGTCTGACATCAAGGTGGACGATCCCGGGAAAATTGCTGAAGCCGTATCGGTATTTAAGGGAAAATTCGATGCGCAACAGCAGGAAAATATCAACAGGAAACTCGAAGCGGGTGAACTTGCAGCGGGAAAAGTAGGAACGGCCGGCCAGAATCTTGAAGAGAGTGCAATCGCTAATTTTGCGAAAAGCCTCGGTACAGACGGCACCGTGAAAAATCCCGATTTTCCGGGAAAGATTTCATCTGCCAAGAAAGACACGTAAGGAGAAGTAAAAAATGAGTTTGCAAATCATAAAACAAACGGAGACGCAGTATAATCCCGTTTTCCTGAGCATCCTTGAAGATGTTGTGGGAGGTGTGACGATCAGCACAACTCGCATACCGACGACAACCAAGTTCCTCAGAGCGGGCACTATGCTGGCAGAGAGCGCATCCTCGCTCGGTCTTTACAATGTCGTGAAGACGGCAAAACTGAAGAGAACGCTCGGAACGGATGCCTGCGTCACAATTTACGTTTACAGTTCCAGTTTGCCAAATTCACCCGGCCAGGAATTCAAGGTTGGCGAGTGGGTGATGATTGACAGTCGCGGTTCGGCTGCGACGATTGCCGCTATTACGATTGGCACAAAAACGAATGGTATCGGAACGGATATCATCTATTTCACCGCTGGTGGTGGTGGCCTGAATTGTACCGCTATTACGGGTACAGTTTTACAGGAAGGTAATAACGACCTGACAACCGGCGCGACTGCGAAGTTTACCGCCGATTGTATCCTCCGGGATAGCGTTCGTGTACGTCTCGAATCGGGCTATACCCTCCAGAACATTTCCGCAAGCGCAGTCGTGCGCGGCACAGTGGACGAGTCTATTCTCCCCTATGTCTGCCCGACAGAAGCTGTTAAGACTCCTCTAACCGCGCGTATTCGATTCGCATAAGGAGGTGATTTCAAATGGAACACTCATTACTGAAAGAAGCGACAAGCAAGAATCTTGAAATTTACCTCAAGAATCGTGTTTATGAAAAAAGGTATTGGCCTGATTTCTTCCCCATCAAACAGGTAGATTCGCTGAATTTTGAAACACTCATTGGCAGCAAGGGGAACCGTGTTGCTGCGGATGTTGTGGCTTACAATACTTCGGCACCCCGTAAGACACGTAAAGTCATTTCAAGACTCATCGGTAGTATTCCGTCTATCCGTATGAAGAAAATCATGGAAGAAACCGACCTGAACGATTACAACAACGTAAAGGCCAGAGGTGTTGCGGGCATGGATCGTATCCTTGATCTGGTGTTCGGAGATGTGGATGCCTGTGTTGACGGTTGTCTCGGACGTATGGAATGGCTCGCTCTGCAGGCATTGTCGAGCGGCACCATAACGCTGTCCACTACGAACAATGGAGCCGGTATCACTACCGAGGATGTGATCGATTTCCAACTTCCGAGTGCAAATAAGGAAGTAGAATCTGCGGCAAATAAATATTGGACAACCGGAGCCTATGCGACAAATACGCCGATTACCGATATCGAGACAATTATCCGCGAAGCCAAAGAAGCGGGTTCGATGATCAAGCATATGGTGATGAACCGCTCGAAATGGATCGCCTTCAGAGATTCGACACAGGTGCAGAATTATACCAGTGCCGCGTATGTCGGTGGTGCATGGGTAAAACTGGCACCGACGCTTGCGCAGGTCAACGATATGCTGGCCGGGCAGGGACTTCCCGACATTATCGTAATCTATACCACGGTCAGTATCGAGAACGAGGCTCATACCATTACGTCGAATGACCCCTGGCTAAATGCATCCGGTGAAGACCGGTATGTGCTGTTTTGCCCGGAACTTCCGCTCGGCAACATGTTCGTTGCACCGATTGCAGAAGAGACGAATCCGCCCAAGCAGGTTACTCAGGCGAAAAAAGGTAACATTCTTGTCAGCAAATGGAGCACCGTCGATCCCACGTCTGAACTGACAAAGGGTGAAACAAATGCCTTCCCAAGCTGGCCGACGATCGACCAATGCTGGATTTTGGACAGTGAGAGCCACACCACGTTTGGGGCTTAATCCAATATAAACGAGGACTTGCAAGATAAGGCAGAGCAATGACGAATCTTGAGGCACTACAGGCGACAGTAGAATACGAGAATGATGATCTGCTTACGAAAGCATTGCTGGATAGAGGCGTGACAAGCACGGCAACCTATACGGCAGCGGATCAGCGTTCAGTTGAACTTGCGGCAGCGGACATTTTTCTCTTTCTCGTCGGCCACCCGGATTTTCGTGAAGGTTCGAAGTATGTGAGTTATGCAAAAGGGGCACTCATGTCGCTGCGGAGGGAATTATTGCGAAAGCATGATGCTCTCCCGACGACGATCACTGCACCTACCGACGCAAATAATCGGAAGATATGGTAATGATAAGCAAATACCCACATACGGCAACAATATCGTGGTATGACACCGGGACGACAAACTCCGTTGGGGGTTTGACTCCCGGTACTCTAAACACGATAGTCGTTGTCTGTGATATACAGCCGGTAAACGGTCGTTATTTGCTCGGTGAAGGCGGTGCTGTTTTGAATTATGACTGGAAGATTTTTGCCAACCGTTTTACGGGTGACACGAGTGTTCCGGAAGATGCAAAACTGGCCTTTTCGGGTGCTGATCATATCCTTGTACACCTTTTTAATTTCCAGAAACATACGGAGATAAAATGCCGGGATTGATACCAACATTCACGATGGCGGACATTGAACGGAGAATCGACAGTTTTCAACAGGCGAAAGTACGAAAAGCCTTCGAAATACTTTCGTATGTCGGTATCGAGTGTGTCAAGTTTGCCAAAAAACATCACGGGTATACAGACCAGACAGGGAATTTGACGAGTTCTATTGGTTATGCCATAGTCTACGACGGCAAGATTGAAAAAGCATCGATGATGCACGAAGATAGTGCCGGACTTGTAGAGGAGCTCGCACAAAAATATCCTGACGGGATGATCCTCGTGGTTGTCGCCGGTATGGAGTATGCGGCTGCGGTCGAATCAAAAAATTATGATGTCATCACCGGCAGTTCATACAAAGCGGAAGAGTTAATGGCATTCATGAAGAAAGAATTGGGAGCGGCATTCGGATGAAAACGACGTTTGATGTTCTCGATAAAATATACCCTATTGTCAACGTTACGGCAGTAAAAACGACGTTGGACGGGGCTGTTTATCGGAATAGCCGACCGGTGAATTCGGTCAAACGCGATATCACGATAAGCGCACTCCCTATCGCCGGTGGCACGGACATAGACTTGCAAGGCTGTACGGTTATTATTAACTGCTTTGCAAAAGACATACTTCCGGGTATCCCCGACGATGCCAGGCTCGATACTATGACCGCCGCAGTGCTTACGGTTCTTTTGGCGTATGCCTCGACAACGTCATACCTGCACCTTGAAATTAATAGTCAGGGTGTCATGGAGGATATGGATCAGGCGGGGATAAGTTATTCATCAATACGGGTAAACTGCACAATACAATATTAAACATGACGAGAAGAGGTGAGAAATAATGAGTGACATAAGATCAAATATAAGACTTGTCGGCTTACAATATCTTCAATTCGGGCCAGTTAAGTCAACTGGTGCAATGCAGACGGCAGCATCATTATCGACAATTGGGAATGTAGTACCCGATAGTGCGCACTTCGTTGTCGAGGCTCCCAATGTGACAGACCTTTATATCGAAGAAGAAGATACGCCGGATATTCAGATATTCGGGAATAGTAGAAAATATGTTGAATTCGCCCTGCGTGATATGGGTACAAAGACACTTATCAAGGCATTCGGCGGTTCCGCTGTTACTACCGCTTATAGCTTTCCCGTTACGTCCACTATTTATCGAGAGCAATGCGTGTATGCATTATCTAAGGCGATAAATGGCTATAAACTGAAGTTTGAAATACCCAGGGCGTCCATTAAGGCAAGTGGAGAACTGAAATTCGCGCGGACTGATTCTGGTACTATTGCTTTCACATGCGATATTCTCCAACCGAATAGTTCAACAGCAATTTCCCCATGTGTAGTTACACAAGTGGCGGGATAATCAAATATATGGAGTCCTCATTTGGTCATAGATTCTTTCCTTAAATCTCCTTTCAAATCACATGGCCTGGGGACTCCATAAACAAAGCGGGTAAAAAGATGAATTTCACAAAGAAGAAACCAGAGAAACCACCGGAGAGAAATGCCGATGTGCGAGACGATACCAAAGACGAGGGTAAAGAGGTAATTACCACCCCTGCCGAAACTACGACTAACGTCCCCTATCGGCATTTCACAAAAATAGCAGGACATTAAAAAGGAGGCAAAAGTGCCAGAGGCACCGGAAAAACAGATATCCCCGGAAATAGTGAGAACGATACTTCAAAAAGGTGTTGACTTCGAAATTACCGTTAAACACCGGTCATTATTGCACCGGATTAAACTTCTGCCATCGAGCCGGAAATACATCGTCTATCCGATTAATCTTGGCACATTATTGAGCATTTCGCAAATCATTGCAACGATGGAAGAAACAAAACTCACGGGCAATGAGGACTTATTCGCTACTGGTATCAAGAGCATCGTCGATAACCAGGACAAAATAGTCGAGGTTATCGCTCTTGGGATACTCAATAGGAAGTTGTCATCGCCTTTTGACCGGTTCCGAAAATGGTATCTCATGCGGGACCTGAATAATAACCTCAATGCAAGTGAGCTTTTGCAATTGGTTCAGTTAATAACGGCTCAGATGGACGTGGCCGATTTTTTGGCATCTTTCGTCTCAATCAAAAAACTCAATCTGGTCGAGGCGAAGAAACCGGAGATTATACAAACTTCTGGGGAATCATCGGCGGGATAATCAAGTATTTCCGTATCCCGTGGGAAGATATACTCTGGAAATATTCATGGAGAAACCTCAGTATGCTCATGCTTTCAATACCGCAACACGAGACAGAAAAAGACGGAAAAGAAATCACCGACATCTCAGATATGAGGGACTTGCTGTCATGATCGATAAAAAGACAATACTGTCAATCTGCATGATCACGCTTAACGAAGAGGGCAACCTCCAAAGGTGTCTTGATTCCTTCTTGCCTATTATCAACATGAAAGACGACGATACACTCGAACCACTTGTCGAATTAATCAT